TTACTTAACCTGCCCGTCTGCGCGGTCATTTGCTCGCTCGTTGAGCTTCTCTTCCAAGTGCGCTGTATCGTCCTGCTCCCAGCCGATATACTGCCGGCTAGGAAGCGCTCGAATAGCATCGCGAGTCTCGCGCAGCAGCTGCGCTAACTCCTGACCGTCGGCTTTGGCGCTCGTGGCAGTCGACGCAGCCGGTGAGCCGCCGTAGACGCCCCCCTCCTCGAAGTAACCGGGCTTGGGCCGCACCGGTGCCCCGCCGCGGTAGAGGCTGGTATCAATCAGCTCATCGACCAGGTGCTTGTTGTTGGCGTAGGTATCACGGCTCAGTATCATGTAGGCCTCGCCCTTCTCCCATTCCCCTAGGTGCTGGCCCGTGGCCCCATCGACCATGCGGATGCCGCCACCACTGTGGCGCTGGCCCACGTCAGCCACGCCAGCTGTGGGGTTGATGCGCCCACCACGGGCGTATTCTTTGACCCCACGCCAGGCCTGGCCAGCTGCGCGGCCGACACGGGCCGCTAAGCCTGGCTTACGCCCCCCAAACACGCCCCCATCCTCAAACTCAGGAATCGGGGTAGCAATGATTTTAGCTACGCCAGCGGCAGCGGTCGCGCCAGCGGCAATCATGAGCGGCACGTTGGGCGAGGCTTTAATCACGGACAGCGCCCCGGCAATAATGGCCTGCGCAATGTTAAACGTCTTTTCCTTCTCGGCTGCCTCCTTCTTGATGGCCCGGGTCTTTTCATCGTAGTTGGCCTCGATAGCTGACTTCTGCGCCTCGTATGCCTCCTTACTGACGGTACCAGCCTTATATTCAGCATCTAGCCTAGCAAGGCGCGTTTTCTTATCCTTATCGAGCTTGGCTAGCTCTTTATCCGTGGCAAGCTTTTCAAAATCGGCCGTGGTCTGAAGCACCGTGCTGACCAAGCCCATTCCGAACTCTGCCCCGGCTTTGTCACGCTCGCGGGCGCGGTCAGCGTATTCGTTTTCCAGCGCCTCCTTATCAGCCAGGTACTGGCGTGAGAGGGCCATCTTCTGCTCGTTGCTCAGGCCCAGCTGGAAAAACTCTTCCGAGTACTGGCGGAATAGCTGCTCCTGCCGCACGTTCTGCTCATCTGCATCTGCCCGTACCCGCTCCGTGCTCCACTCAGCGGACATCTGCCGGCGCCGCGCAATGCGTTGCAGGGCAATGCTGTCGTCAATCTGGGCAATGCGCTCCGCGATTTCGCGCTGCTGCGCCACCCGGTCACGCTCCAGCTGCACCAAATCCTGCTGCAACTTGGCCTGAATGAGCCGGCGCTTCTCGGCCGCGTTGCGGTCGGTATCGAGCACCTTCAGCAACTCGCTGGCTGCCGCGGTACGCAGGTCGGCGGCGCGACGCTCGAACTCATTTACAATGAGTGCGTTTTGCTGCCGCTGAATGTCTAGTTCTGCCTGCGCCTGCTGCTGAGCCGCTGCCCGGCGCACCTCGGCAATGTCGGCCGAGAGCTTCTGCTCGATGAGCTTGCGCTGCTCGGTAATCTGCTCGGCCGTGCCCTTGGCCGTAGCCTTCTCCTTCTCGGCAGCGGCCGTGAGCTGCTGCACCCGCTTCTCGGTTTCGTCGGTGAGCAGCGCGGCCCGCAGGTCAGCAAGGCGCTTTTCTACCTCCGCTTGCTCCTTAGCCCGCTTTTCGGCTGCATCCTTGGTTTTCTTATCGTAATCGTCCTGCAAGGCCCGCAAATCGCGTAGGGCCTCCGCCCGAATAACCTTCTTATCGCCCTCGGTCTTTTTCTCCCCCAGCAGGTCGATATCGCGCTTCGTAACGACGAGCAGCTTTTTGAGGCGCAGTTCCTCGGCTGAGCCGGACTCGACCAGGGCCAGCGCGGCGCGAATGTTGGCTTCCCGCGCTTTGAGGCTTTCGAGGTCGTTTTTAGCGTCTTCTGCCTTACGCTCAGCAGTGGCCTTCTGGTTAGCCGCCCGGCGCCGGGCCTCGGCCTCCAGCTGCAAGCTGGTGCGGTGCTCTAGTTCCTGCAACGCGGAGAGGTTACGCTGCCGCTGCGCCTCTTTCTCGGCGGCGGCCCGGGCAGCATCCTGGCCCGTGAGCGTGTCGAGCATCGAGCGCCCGTTGGCTTTCAGGTTCTTAGTCAGCGTGTCAAACGCCCCATTATCCACTTTGAAGTCAGCACCAAAGAAGTTAGCCACCCGCTTGCCCGCCTCCACAAAGAAGTTGAATTGGTCGATAGCCAGCTGCACCTGGGTAATGAGCAGCTTGATGGGCAGCACCACCGTGATGCCTACCAGCGCCCCGAACGTTTCCAGGATACCCTTGCCGCCGCTGATGCTGCTAAAGAACTTGCCGATGCTCGTAGCCAGTGGGCCGACCTGAGCCACCAGCCCGCCCAGCAGTGCCCCTAGGGGCCGCAGCATGGCCGAGAGACTATCCACCGAGGCGCGGAACGCCTCGCTGCGGTCGTAGAGCTGCTTGAGGCCGAACACAAACGCTGCTACAAGTGTGAGCACAAACGCAATCGGGTTGGCACTCATGGCCGCGTTTACGGCCCGCTGAGCCGCTGCCAGTGCTCCGTTCGCGGTAACGAGGCTATACTTGCCCTCTATTTCCGTGAGCACGCCGATAGATACCAGCTTTTGCAGGGCCAGGCCCTTGAGCGTGTTCACCTGGGCGGCAATTTGGGCCGCGTTGTAGCTGGCCACCGCCAGCGCCAGCAGCCCGAAGGCTACCCGGTTCTCGCTCACGAAGCTCGGCACGGCCCGCAGCACGTCGAGCACGAGCATGGTGTACTGCAAGAATTTCAGGTACACCGGCAGCAGTTGCTCGCCTAGCTCGCGCCGGTACTGGGCAAAGCTTTTCTCTGACTTCTCGACCTCAGCCGCTGCGTTGTTGTTTTTCTTCGCAAACTCATCGAGCAGACTCGTACCCTTGGCGTATTCGGCCGAGGCTAGGGCTTGCTTCTGGCGCACGAAATCGGTCTGGTTGGCCAGTAGGCTCACCACCTTCGTCGCTTCCTGCGAGCTGACTTTCAGTCTGTCGAGTGTGGATATTACCTCGTCGTTGCTGGCTCCCTTTAGGCTATCAGCCAAACGCAGAAGCACGGCGTTGGGGTCAGCATTGAGCAGGTCCTTAAACTCCTTCTCCGTCAAGTCCAACTGCTTAGCAAACGCGGCCGTTTCCTTACCGGCCGTGAGCAGCACGTTGGTGATGCCACCGGCCGAAATCTCGGCCGACAGCCCTAGTTCCTGCATGGCGGCACCCAGGCCCAGGGTCTCGGTAATCTGCGGGGCCAAGTTGCCTAGCTGTCCGATGCGGGCCGTGAAGTCAGCAATGACCGGGCCTGAGGCCTGCCCCTCGGCCCCTAGGGCGTTGACTGCCGAGCCAATCTTGGTGATGGCATCGGCCGGACTCACGTTGGCGGTTTCCTTGAACAGCTTTTGCAAGCCGCCCAGGCTCTTGGTTACTTCCTCGACCCCGCCCGTAAACTCGTCCCCTAGGGCTACGTTGGCTTGGTCTACCGACTCGGTGAACTCTACAGCCTGCTCCTTGGCAATGCCCAGCTGCCCGGCCGCCACGGCCATCTTCTCCAGATTCTCTTCCGAGGTGCGCGTATCGATGTTTTCGAGCTGCTCGCGCAGCCCCTTGGCCTCGGTCGTGGTCAGGTTCAGCGACTTCTCCATGTCAGAGATAGAGTCGCTGCCCTTCACGGCCGCGTTAATCGACTCAGTGCCTAGGCTTTTGAGGCTGCCCACTATGGCCTCGACCCCCAGCTGGATACCGGCGAAGCCCAGTGACTTTTTTACAAAGTCGCTGAGGCTAAAGCCCGCGTTATTCATCGAAGCCCGCACCTCGTCCAAGCCAGCCCGCACCTCGGCAATCCGGTTCTCGACCTTAACCAGTTCCTGGCTTTTGGCGATGTAGGCCTCCGTGCCAGGCACTAGGCCGGTTAGCTCCCGCTTGAGCTGGTTCATGAGCTTGCCCAGCTGGCCGGTGTTCAAGCCAGCCAGCCCGAGCGTATTGCGTAGCTCATCGATGCGCGTGTTCACCTCGCGCAATTCTTTGTTGGCCGCGATGTACTCCTCGGTACCGCGCTTCATTTCTTTGAGGCCCTGCTGGAGCACCGTGGCCTTGCGGGTCAGGTTGTCCAGCTCCGTGCGTGACTGCGCCCCATCTATCTCCAGCTTAATCTGGACGTTATCCTGTCTTACTTGTGCCATTAGTCAATGCGAAGCGTAGCCGCCAGGTGCGTGCCGGTGGCCGCCACGTAGCGCGTGGTAACCGCGTCGATGAAGCGGTTGATGGATTGATAAAAAGTCTTAGCGAACCACGACTTAGGCCGCACGTCGGCGTTGTCGCGGAACCTGGCGCGGGCAATGCCCCAGGCAATGCGGTTGATGGCCCGGGCGCTGACGGGCATCACCTTCGAACGGTTGGTGTAGCCAGGGATATAATCGAACTTGCTCAGGCCCACCTTTTTCACGTAGGCCTCAATCTCCTCGATGGGTGGGGCCTTGGTGCGGTTGATACCCTTCATGTCCTTGATGCGGCCGTATTGCTCGAAGGCAATACCCATGCTGGCCACGTGCTGCGCACTGGCCTGCACCACCTGGGATTGCAGCGAGCGCAGCAGCTCCTCAGTCAGCACCAGCCCCTTGGCCTGGATGGCCTGCGAGAGCAGCCCCAGCGCCCGGGCGGCGTAGTCACCTACTTCCTCGTCGAGGATGCGCCTAAACTCGTCTTGATAGTCTGCCATGCTCCCAAATAGGCAGAATTCACACGGTAGGAGTAGGACGAAAAAGCCCCGCCTTTTCGGGCGGGGCTTTTATATTTGGCCATGCAACATTTCAGCAAGTTGGGCACTAGCGTTGACTATGTTTACTCATCCGAACAGCAAGCTGCACTAGATGAGTGGCGGCCTAGACTTGAGGAACTTAGAAGTTATCGTGATAGCCTGCCGCTAAATAGCCGAGAGTGGATTGAAGCGGATAAAACCTTGGGCAAAGCTGATAAGCAAGCAGTATATGCGTATGCTGCTCAAAAGCCTGGATACTACTTAGTAGAAGTAAAACGATAGCTACTAGGCTACTTTTCGCCACCTCAGCAGCAGCCTCAGCGGGGTAACCTGGCTACTGAGCACCTCCCAGCCAACCGCGCCAGCCAGGGCCGCGACCAAGTACCAGTACCACGAAGCGCCGGCGGGCGTGCTCGTGGCCACCGCCCCAGGGCCGACCGCAGCTGAGCCGCCACGAGTGCCAGCCTTCCGCGCATCGGTGGCCACGCCTGAGCCGGTGGCGACCGCCGACGTCGGCCGGTTGATGGCCACCGCACCGGGCGCCGTGGCTACGCTGCTGTTTTTAATTTTGGCGGGCTGCACTCCAGCGCGAGCCAAGTTCTGGGCCTGGGCCTTCTGCCACTGCCGGCGCTGCCGAGGCGTACTGCCGGCAGGCGCTGGTACCAGGTACGCTGGTAGGCTGGCGTAGTCGCGCGGCAGCCAGCCGGCCAGCGCCAACGAGTCGAGGCGCTTTACCTGGGCGCGATGGAGCAGGTAGGGCAGAATAGGCAGGCTGTCAGGCATCGCCTCAAACTGCGGCCCCGTGGGCGGGGCCGGGCGGCTGGTGGTGCAGCCACTAAAGCTCAGCAAGAGTATTAGCAGGAAGCCACAGAACAGGAATCCCCCATAAAAACCGCCTGCAAACCACGCTACGCTTCGTATATCCCTTTCTTTCATGCTGTTATAAAATATTAGTAAAAACCAGCGAAAAATATTAGTAACTACTTAGCGAGGTAAAGGGCGGCCTCGCGGGCGCGGCGCACGGTGAGACCTTTGCTAACTTCCTTCTTCTGCGTTTCTGGGTTGGTAACCTTGTTCCAGAGCCCGAAGGCGGCGCAAACAGCCTCGGTGCTGGTGTTACCCGCGTTGGCCAGACGCAGCACGCTCGACTTGTCGAAGCCACCGGTGCCGATGTTGAAGCACAGCGATACCATGGCATCAAACTGGTTCTGGGTCACGGCCCGCGTGAGGCGCTTGGCCACGTGGGCACCGTACTGCTTGTTCACGTCCTGCACCAGCAGCTTGCTGGCCTCCGGCTCCGTGAGCGTGGCCGTGTGCAGGTGCGCCTCACTGGCCTGAATCACGTGGCCGTAGCCAATCGTGGGCTTGCCAGCAGCACACAGGTAGCGACGAGACTTGAACGCCTCTTCTTTCTTAATGAGGCTCAACCCCTTCTCAGAAATTTGCATAATTATTCTCTCTCGGCTGCGCGCCGGCGACGGGCCTGTTTGGCCAGGTTGAATAGAATGGTGTGCAGTTGGGTGTGCGTGACCTGCTCGTAGGTGCCGTAAGTGCCGCGCTCAGCCACGTCGGCCAATAGCTCCAGTAGCTCGGTGCCATCACTGGTTTGCCGCGGGGCGGCACCACCGGGGCCGGGGGCCGGGGCCGATGCTTCGACCTTTTTAAACAAGTCCTTGTAGGCCTTGTGGATGAAGCGCTGGGCGGCCAGAAAATGGTGCAGTACCACGATTTTGACTCCTAAGGGCGCATCAGCTAGCTCCTTGGCACGGGCCTCAGCCAGCTTGCCGTTGTACTTTTCGCGGCGCTGCCCGTCCCACTCGGGGGTTTCCTGTAGCGCGTCGATATCCTCGCGCAGTGGGCGGCAGAGCGTGGCCACGAGCTGGTCGAGGGCGGCCACCTGCGGGCGCTGGGGGTGGGCGAACTGGTGAAAGAACACTGTGGCCATCGCGTACTCGACCGCCACCGCATCTTTCAGTAGCGGCTCCGGCAGGCAGTAGGTGCGGTGGCGGTGGGTAAACTCAGTGACGCCTTGCGTATCGAGTTCCGTCGTCCAAGCCCAGGCTACGAGGTCGAGCAAGTCCCAAAGCTGGTCGGGCGTGAGTCGGCGCACGTCCTTATCACGCAACTTGGGGCACCAAGCCCTGAGCACCGCGTTTCGACCGGCTATGGTATCTTGACCTAGGTGCGGGGCCACAGCAAAGAACTGCGCAGGCGTCAGCTCTGCCCAGCTGCTGGGCACCTCGTAGGGGCGGCCATCGAGTCGAAATGTTCTCATCAGGAAGCGACAGGTTCAGGTTCGGGGGTGAGTTCGGGGGTAGGCTCTGGCTCTGGGACTGCCTCCGGCGTCTCGGCCTCTGCCTTGGCCTTGATGCGCTTGCTAAGCAGTTCAGCTACATCACTATCCACCATGCCTAGCTTGCCTAGCGAAATGATTAAGCGGCGCATGTGCACCAAAACGAAAGGCGCTAGCACCAGCTGCGTGAGGAAAAACAGGCCCTTTTCGTGCTCCCCAAAGCCGTGGGCCAGGGCCAGCAGCAGCGTGTAGCCCACTAGGCGCAGGCCCAGGTTGCGCCAGCGCAGGGGCTTGCCCTCCACCACGTTGTTGGTGAGCACGTCGAGCACCACCAGCACCAGTAGCAGGTAGTAGGTGTAGGCGGGCGACCACACGTGCTTTTCGATAAAGCTGCTCACGCCTGCTAGCCCGATGGCGGCCAGCTGCACCACTTCAATAGTGAGAAAAAAGCGTAGCATTACACGCAGAAAGAAGGTTTACCGCGGTTGTCGTAGAGTTCGGCCGACACGGGCGGCGCGGTGGGGCGCTGCTGGTCGAGGTAGGCGGCGAGCTTGGCTTGCCACTTATCGGCGGCGGCCGTGGCCTGCTGGCTCAGAGCCGAGATGGCTTCGGGGCTAGCAGCCTGACGCTGCCGCACGGCCTCATTGTCAGAGAGCAGGCGCAGGGTGGTGCCCGTTAGCGCCACGTTCATGCTCAGGATGCCCTGCGCGAGCGCCCGGTGCGCGAGCACGGGCCGCACCAGGCCCAGCAGCTTCTTGGTCTCGGCCGAGGGCGTCTCGCCACTGGCCAGCCCTTCCCGCAACTGCTCGAGTAGCTCCTCGCCTAGCAACTCACTGATATCGAACTCCTCGACCTGCCGCAAGGTGGGCAGCAGGGCCAAAAAGAAGCGCCGACTGCCCGCCGTGGCGATGTAGGTGCCCAGCTGTGCCGCGTTGGCAATGAGCAGGGACTTACGCGAGCGGTATTCGGGCGAATCCAACTCGTCGGCGTACTCGGCGGCGTGGTCATCGAGCCAGGCCAGCGCCAGGTCGAGCAGCTTATCGGCCGAAGCTGCCGCCGCTTCCACAAAGTTGTTGTACACCCACTGCCGGGCAGGCGTGGCCGAGCTACGACTATTCTCATCGCCAACGGTTTGCTCCGTCATTCCCACGTCGCTGAGCGAGAGCGGCAGGAAGGGCGCGGCTTCGAGCACGGCGTAGTACGCCAGGGCTGGGCGCAGGCGCTCGCGCAGGGCAACCAGGTGGGCCGGGGCCTCAGTTGCCGGCAAACTACCAAGCTGCTCTACCAAGCCTTCGCCCAACACGGGCACCAGGTGCAGCGATTCGGCCAACTGCACAAACGAGAGGACGCTGGAGCCCCGGCTTTTGTGCACGGTGCTGAGCTTTTCCTTTAATTCTTCTACTGTATTGAATAGCATCAGTTTATGCGCTTTGATTGGTCGTTTTTTCCTGCCCCTTGGGGTTTTCGGCAATGGTGGTAATGTCCACGTCCACGAAGCCGAAGCGGTGCGCGGGGTTGAAGCCCATGATTTTGTGGGCCGTTTGGAAGGTTTTGAGCAGGATTTTGCGCTTCTGAGGCGTGCGCATGGCGATGTGCAGCTGGTAGCTGATGCGCTTCTCGCTGCCCGAGCCGCCCAGTTTGCTGCCGGTGTCGATGCCCGCCAGGCTTGGGTCGATACCGTGACCGCTGGTGTGGGCAATGTTGGCCTGCTGGTTGACCGCCGTGTAGGCGTCATCGCTCATCTTATTCTCGATAGGCACGATTTCCCAGCCCGGCAGCATCTTGCCACTACTATCAGTCATGTACTTGCTGACAAAGACCTTATCCGTGTTTTCGACGCCAGCCAGCATCTCATTCATGTTGGCCATCAGCTCGAGCTCGGCCTTCTTGCGCTTTTCGGGCGTGTCGCCAAACTGGTCGAAGTAGCCTGCTGGTATCTTGATGTGATACTTGACGTTATAGCCGTTATCCAGACCCGAGTCGTGGAACAACGCAATTTTATTGCTCACCCTCGTCCACTGCCGCGTGCCCCAGTAGGGCGGAATATCGTAGTACTTCTGCCCGGGCGTCCAGTCGCGGCCGTGCAGCACGAACTCGCCGTACTTACCGGGGTTCAGCGGGTCGAAGGCGGGTAGGATTTTGGCCTCGGCTGGCTTGAAATTGCGCCAGTCGTGGTGAAAGGCGTAGCGGTCGGGCTTGGGCTTAGTGGTGACCAAGGCACGGGTGATGGTGCAGTCGAAGCTCTGAATGGCCTCCACGTAGGTTTTGCTCGCCAGCGAGAACACGCTGAAGTAGTTAGCGAACGTTTCGAGGTTATAGCCCAGGCTTTGCAGGGTCGTATCGCCATCGATTGTCTCAAACCAATCCTCCATCTCGGAGTCCAGCACCGGCTCCATGCGCTCCTTACCCCCCACGATGCTGCGCTTGAATACGCCCAGGCGCGAGCCCAGCACCAAATCGCGGCCCGTGGTGATGAGCTGCGGCTTGAGGTGGTTGTTGTGCACCAACTCCAGCATCTTCTGGGGTTGCAGGTTGTCCGGCCCCCAGGGCGCGAACTTGATGCCGCCTTGGCTGAGCGGGGCAGCCCCAAAATTCACGTCCTGGGCCTTATCGCTGCTGGTGAGTTCCACTAGGGCCTTGGCACCGGGCAGAATGTAGAGCCCGCCTTCTAATTCTTTGATTTCGCGTGCTTTCATCGCCTAGCCGTGCTTAATGTCCCGGCCGTTGTAGCCGCAGAGTAGAATAATTTTGAGTGCGAAGGGCTGGCCCGTGGCGCAGTCCACGAGTTGCACGGTGCCCTTTTCTTTGACCCTGTAGCGGAAGGCGCTGCGGCCCTCGGGGCCAGCCGTGCTACCACCGCCGACGCCAGCCAAGCCCCCTTTTTTCACCGCTGGCTTGCTGCCCTTGATGCCACTGGTTTTGTAGTAGTCGAGGGAAAACGCCTTTGGGTGGCCGTTCCCATCAGGCAGCTCCATCTCTGCCAGTACTGTGCGAATATGTATTTGAGGCCGTTGCATGGACTCAAATTGCCACTTTCACCCACCGGCGCGTAGGACGGAAATAAATTATTGCGTGTTTTCGAGGCAACTAGCCGAAAATCAAGCAGAACTCTCCAAAAAAGAACCGGATTTTATTGCGTAACCCACGCGGCAGTGCGCGCCCTTTAGCATTTGGCAATTGCCAAAACGGCAATTTTTGAGGAATATATGAATGACCTCTTGGGGGTGAGAGTGCACAAAAAAGTGCCCTGGCGATACCGCCAGGGCACTTTTTACAGGCTTACAGGTGGCAATTGCCACTAGGCACACCTGGTAGGCTAGCTGCGACCGAGGAAGTAGACCGGCTCATGCACCTGCACCTGGCCAAAGAGGTGACCATACTTGCGGTACACGATGTTGTCAAAGCAGTCGCTGAGGTGAGTCGCACGCTCCTGATCCATGCTGCTCTTCTCGCTGCTCTTGTTCTTAGTCCAGTCGGGGTTGATAGGTGACTGCGTGATGCTAATGATAACGAACTTACACTTATTGCGATTGAACCGCAGCACGGGTAGGCGTGGGTTGTTCTCGGCCAACATCTCATTGATGGCGATGTGCTTGAGCCGGTGGTCAGGGTCGAGGCCCTGCACCATGAGCACCGAGGTCCAACCAGCTGCGGCCAACTGCTGCTGGATGGTTTGGTAGAAGGTGAGGTTGCTGCCTACCTGCTTGTTGTTACCGTTCCGGTCACCGTAGATAACCACGTGCTTGCGCTCGTGGCTTTCGTAGGTAGCGATGAACTTAGATACCAACGCATCAAGTACGGTCGTAGCACTCTGCTTGACCCAGAGCGCATCCAGCGTCCGAAACTCATTGCCATTCTCTTGGTGCACCGTAACCGAGGTAAAGGCCGCGTTGAAGTCGAACGATAGCTCCAGCTCACGGGTGGGGTCGCGGTCACTGTCAATGGGTAAGGTGAGGCCGGTCTTATCGTCGTGGATGTAGGTGTAGGTTTTCCATACACCATGCTTCTCCTCATTGAAGGCTGGATAGAACGAGTTGGGCAGTTTGGTCAACCGCTTATTCATGACCTCCACGTCCCATTCCAGCGGCGTCATGCCGTTGCGCAGGTCACGCAAGTACTTCTCTCCCAATACAGCCACGTTATCGTAGGCGGTGCTTTCGAGGAAGAAGTAGTCGCCCGGCTCTTCTTTGGCCAGGTCCTCAGTCTTGAACACCCACTGGCCTGAGGGCAGCCAGGGCACCGACGTGTAATCGCAGAAGGTTTGGTGGTGCTCGTCCTTGAAGCGGTAGATATTACCCCGAATCATGGGGCGCAAAATCTTGTTCACGTGCTCCTCCTTCATAAGCGCCGACTCATCGATGTGCCCGAAGTCGTAGTTGCCACCCCGGGCCAGCTCCGCCCGGTCCATGCTCAGCATCTGGATGGTGTAGCCATTCAGGAAGCTGATAACGTTCTCGTAGTTACTAGGCGGTAGATAGGGCTTAATCCAGCCAGCTGGAGGACGCCTGCCCTTCACGTAGTGCCCAAAACCGGACTTCTGGTCGTACTCGCGCAGCCCATGGGCGTACCAGGACTTCTCCATGGCCGGCAGCGTATTGCCGGTGAGCTGCGTGTAGGTGAGGCCCGCCAGGAAGCCCTTGGCCCTAGGGAGGTAGTTCATTTCCACCCGCGTTTCGTGGCCGGCCACGCTGGTCTTGCCCGACCCCCGGCCACCGACAAACGTGCGGCGCTTTTGCTTGGCAGCAAGAAATTGCCGTTGCTTTTCGTTGACGTAAATCTTGCGGGCCGGCTTTCTGCTCGTATTATTCATCTTCCGGCTCTGTTACGTCTTCGTATTCAGTATCTTCCGTCTCTTGCTCGCGCAAGACTGCCGCGTCAGTGGTGAAGGCCATGGGCACCGGAATGAGGAAGGCCTTGGGGTCGATGCCCGTCTTATCGGCCTCGAAGAGCCCGAGGAGCTTATCGGCTTTCTCCTGCGCCCGAATAGCGGCGCCGATATCGCCTTGCCGGCGCGCTAGGTTGGCCAGCAGCTTGTAATTCTCGACCGAAATCATGCGCTGGCCCTTTTTATCGACCTCTTCAATCGAGCCGTACAGCAGAATGCTCTCGCGCACGATAGCATAGAGTTGCGGCTGGCTCAAGTCGAATTCCTGCTCCAGCGTGGCTATCACCTGGTTGCGGCTGAAGCCTAGGCAGAGCAGCGAGTGGGCCTTGCGGTACTTGGCCAGCATTTCAACCGCATCTGGCTCTAGAGGCTCGCCATCCACTAGGTGCATGCGGTACTTGTCGAGTTTATCGGGTTTACCGAGTTGTTTCATAAAAAACGGGATTACACCACTCAAGATGTAATCCCGCTCAAGGCTCTAGTAGGACGTGATTGCCTAGGATGTAATTACCGAGGCCGACATTTCTCACAAAAAACCTTTTTTTTATCCATACTGCTCTTAGCTTTGCAGTCCTTTCGATTGTGAGATGTCGAAGGGATAGATTTTGGAGCCCGACTGGCAATTGCCGGTTGGGCTCTGTTTTTTGCGGCCATATGCTTCCCTAGAGAGCAAGGCAGTAAAAAGCCCCTGGTGATGCTCACCAGGGGCTTTTTAGTAGCAGCGATTAGAACAGATAATCGTAGGCTTTACGTCGGTTAAGCTCTATTTCCTCCCTAGGAATTTGACGAAAACGAACAGCTTCGATTGACGCAGCAGCCACCTCAATAGCCTCTACCATCCCTGAGTTTCTCTCTTCGATAGTAGCGGGCTCTCTGACCTCGGCTTCAATACCAGATTTTGCGGCTCGCTGGGCGACGTGAGCGGCAAGGTTCAAGCCGACGGTGCCGGCACCTATAATTGCGATTTTCATAATTACGCGGGTTGCTTTACTACCCTAGGGTAGATGCGTTTATCACAGACCCACTTTATAGCGGCCTCCTGCGACTTGAAGGGAAAGGCATGACCAGGAATACCAACACGCACCCATTCAGAACTAGGAATGCGCGCCGACCAGGGCCACCTTCCGGCTGTGGTAAAGTGTTGCAGGTGTTCAACTACGAAAGTGTGGTCGGCCGTTTGTACGATGCGGTACTCTTCCTCTGCCTCTTTCATTAGTTGGCTTTAGCGTAAGCTATTGGGTCAGCTATCACCTCGATAGGGGCCGTGCACTGCTTATAATAGACGCAGTGCCCCTGGGGCGCGGCTCCTTTGACAACCTGAAAAACCCCATGGGTCTGGCACCGATAGGAGTTGTAGTTAGGGCCAGCATTCTCCAAAAGGAAACGCTCGGTTTTTAGTAGCTTTTTCATGTCAGATGGGCACTTAGAAAATCACGAGACGAGTACGCGACACGCTGGCCTGCTCTCCGACTACAAGTAGGTAATTGCCGGTAGGCAGCCCGCGCAGGTCGAGGCGGCCTTCCGCATCGAGCTGCTGCTGCCGGCTCAGGCGACCGGACATATCGTAGATGCGGGCCATGCTCCCAGCGGCACCGAGCACGGTAGTGACGTCGTGGGCAGGGTTGGGGAAGGCAGTAACCACCAGGCGCAACGGAGCCACTGAAGCGACCGGGCTAAACGATTCGGTACCATCTAGGTCCACTTGCCGGAGCCGGTAGTAGGTTCGCTTCAGCGGGGCTGGTTCCTGCACCTGGTAGCGGTGGCCCTGGCCATTGCCCTGGCTTGCCACGAAGCGCCGGGCGCTGAAGGCTACCCCATCGCTGCTGCGCTCGAGCCAGAAGCCCGCATTGGCACTCTCATTAGCAGTTTGCCAGCGCAGGGCTACGCTATCGGCCCCAGTCACTGCCGAGAAGCCAGTCAACGTCACGGGGAGGGGGTTCTTCGGCATCAGGAACAGCTGGTACGTCCTAACGGGGCCACTACGCCACTCTTTAGCGGCGCGGTCATAGGCATACACAGCATTCTGCACCAAGTAGTTGCCGGGAGCCGGTACTTCCAGCTCCCCTAGGGCGTAGGTATCCTGCCCACCGTTCGCAGCCAAGCCTTTCAACCGACCGTAAAACTGGGTGAGGCCCTGGGCGTACCCTGGCCCGAAACACTGCACCGTGAAGGCCAGGCTATCTTGGAACACCGCACTTTCATTGCGATAGACCTGCATGACGGGCAGGGCATCGCTCACGTAGGGGCCAGTCAGTAGCCCATTGGCGTCACTTCGGTACGGGCCGACGCCGAGCGTGCCTAGTGACTGCGCACTAGCGCCTAGGCTTAGGGTCAGCGCAGCGAGTAGCAGATACTTTCTCATACCTGGGGCTGCGCTAACTGCATTTCTACTAGGTCCAACTCTACTTGCAGCTTGCCCGCCTTTTGGGCGTAGTGGCTGCGCTTAGCCTCCGTTTTAGCCTCTGCGGCGCTTTTATTGGCCTTGCTGATATTCGAACGCAGGTTGCCGCGCTGCTTCACCAGTTCAGCCCGGTCGATACCAGGTGTGGGTGTGGATGCAGCTGCGGGCTCGGCACTAGGGGCTGGCGTCTCCGCAGAGCCTGGCTCAGTAGGTGCGGCGGGCTGCTCAGGGGCGGTGGGCTCAGTAGCCGGGGCGGGCTGCTCAAGGGCGGTGGGCTCAGTAGCCGGGGCGGGCTGCTCAGGGGCGGTGGGCTCAGTAGCCGGGGCGGGCTGCTCCGGCTCAATGGGCTCACCGGCTTCAAGCTTGCGGCGCTTCTCGGCCAGGGTATTGTAGTGCTGCTCCAGAGCCAGGATTTCCTTTACCACGCGAGGGCCTTCGGCTGGGTCGAGTCCAGGCAAGCTGTTGCTCAGCTGGCAGCGCTGGTTGTAAGCCTGGCCCATGAGCTGCGTGAGGACATCATACTGCCAGCGCTGGTTCTCGGGTATCTGCTCCAGCTCGGGCCGCTCCAGAACGTCCTGGCCCTGGGGCACGTCGGCTACCGGCTGCACCAGGGGCACTGCACCCTGCACGGCCTGCGCAAAGTGGTTGAGCACTTCGTTTACGTCTTCCATGCGACCGTCACAGCCAATCTTCACCAGCTCGTAGACCAGCTTCTCGCGGTTACTGGGCGACTCCTTCTTTAACAGGCCGTTAACTAGGCTGCGGTTCTTGCAGTGCTGTTGCAGCACCAGTACACCAGTCTGGTAGTCGGCCTGCTCGCCGGCTTCGAGCCACGCAAATAACTCCTCTAATTCATGTTGCATTATCGAAAAGCTTTGATTTCGGGATTATTGAAATCAAAGTTGTCGAAATGGGCAAGCCGTTAATAGGACGGATTTAGAGCAGGGCGCGGAAGGCCAGCACCACCTCCAAGTGGTCATTTGTGGCCAACCAAGTATAGGGGTCTAGGTCTTGATTAATGGCGCTCAGCACCTCGTCACTTTCCTTCACCCACTCGTGAAGCAGGTACGTCATCGTTATGGCCAGCACCTGCGCGCCCCTAGGCTCCTGAAGTAGCTTGTCGAGCAGCTGCACTAGCTTATCTGCTTGCTTGGGCGGCAGCGCGGCCTCCAGCTCATCGGCTAATCCAGAATCAATATCAATCCCTTGAGCTAGGTATTGGTCTAACGGCTGAAGCCGCGAAAGCCGGTAACGGGTATCTATAGACATGATTTTATCAGATAAGAAGGTTATCAAAAAAAGCCCCGCCTGGTGAGAGGCGGGGCTTTTTCGACTACTAAACGGTTAGGCTAGCGAGCCCGGCGCGACGTGGTGGCAGGCGCTTCGGCTTCGGGAGCCTCAGCTGCGGGCTCGGCCAGCGCCAGGACTACCGGCGCGGTGGCGGGCTCGGTGCCGGGCAGACGCTCCAGCACGTGGGTCTTGTTGATTAACTCCTCGGCCTGCTGGTCGGTGAGTTTATCGAAAGGAATCGTCCGGCCCTTGTAGTTGAGGCCGGTCATGCCTTCGTGGTCCTTTAGTTTAAACTTGGTCAGTTTCATGACTTTGACTTATAAAAAGTTAGAGATTGCGACCTAGGTCCACTAAACCGGCAGGGCAGCCGTGTAGTAGAAGGGCACGTGCTTGAAGCCTTCGCCGCTGAATTTGAAGTCGGTACCGTTCTTATCGGTACCAGTCTTGCCCGACTTGTAGTCGTGCTCGAACTTCACACCACGGAAATAGTCGCCTACTAGGCGGAGGTTGCCGTTGCTGTCGCGGCCGGCTACTACGAAGTCGCCATTAAGAGCTGCCTGAATCACCGAGTCGATAGCAGCGCTGCCGCGGGGAATGTAGACGTTAAGTGCGTGGCTGACACTCTGGTTGCCTGGGTCACCGGCGCTGGCGTGATTGATTTCACCCGTGTTTTGAGCAAACGCCCAGGGCACGAACTTGGCCCCTACCTTGGGCACGATAGGCTTGCTGATAGTCACGTTGTCAGCATCAGGCTCCGGGAAGTCCTCGATGTCGCGCCGACGGATAACGTGGATATCGGTCAAGCCGCCTGGGTTCGGGCAGTCATCTGACTCGATAGCGGTGATTGGGATGACCGTGCAGCCCAGGGCGAAGCCCGAAGCGCCGCCGATGCCGGTGAGGGCTGCGAGTACGGCGGTACCGTGCTCAGGCGAAATGGTGTGGGCCACAGCCATCGCCTCTTGGGGGAAGCTGAACGCGGCTACCACGAGCAGCGAGCAGAGAAGTGCGCTGATGCGCAACAAAGTTTTCATGATTGAAAAAAGTGATTGTTTGAGTACCAAGCAGTTCGTGAGATTGCAAAGGGATGGATTTGCCACTAGCGCCCCGGCAGCAGGGTGACTACCGGGGCGGTGGGCTTAGTTAGCCAGCAGGAACAGGCTCAGCTTTTTCAGCGTCGATGAGTGCCTTACCAGCTTCCAGCGCCTTGTCGTTGGTCCACACGTACTCTTCGATAGCGAAGTCGGGAGCAGCCCCAAAGTCGGCCATGATATCCACGTTGCGCTTGTTCTTCTCCACGATGAACGAGTTGGGGCCACCACCCAGCGGGCCGGTCAGCCACACCAGGTTGTTCTTCAGGGTACAAATCATGCCGCCCGTGTTGGCTAGGCCCGGCTCGGGTACAATCGTAATGTTGGTACCGTCGAGCGTCTTGTGCTCGAAGGGGCCCGTGTTGTTAGTGTTGCCGCCGAAGGTATTGCGGTAGTCGCGGTTGTAGAACTTGGCCGCGCCAGGCTCCACTAGCATCACCAGGGGCTTATTGATGAGGTGCGAGGGCACCTTATCAGCCAGGCCTTCGAGCTGGTCGATGGCGTTGCTCTGGGTGATGGGCTGACCAGCGAAAATCTGGCTAGTCTCCAAGCCAGCCTTGTACATCAGCGGCAACAGACCGTCAAACACGCGGTTAGCGTTTTTCTTGTCATGGTTGTACACGCCCTTGAACACGGCGTCGAGGTGCATTTCCTCTTTGGCCTTCTCGGCCAGCATGTCCATGATGTACTGTTGGAACGGCACATCGTACACGTCACCACGCTTGCTCTTAGCGATGCGGCCGAGGTAGCTCTTCCACATGGCGTTAATCATGGTGGGCGTCAGGGTGTAGTCGATTTTGCAATCGCGCACCTGGCCGACACGGTTTTTGAAGCCTACCGTGCCCTTGGGGTCGAAGGTATCCTTACCACCGGGCTGCAATACCGATGAAACGAACATCTGGGTCAAGGCCAGTTGGTCGGTCACTTCGGGATACAACTCCATGTAGTCGAGGTACGACTGGCCCGAAATGAGGATGGTGGTGAGGAGCGTCTCTGCTTCACGCAAAGTGTAGCTCTGAATCTTCGGGGCGAGGCCCGAGAAATCTACTGCTGGTGCTGCCATGCTAGTTATGCCGGAAAGCTTAAGCTAAAAGTGAATAAATGAGTTACTTGGGGCGCGGTGGCCTATTTCTCGCCGACGCGCTTCTTGGCGCTGGCGATGGCTGTGGCCGAGGCTTTTTCCCAGGAGGCGAGGGCTTCGCCTTGACCTTCGTCGAGCGAGTTGCTGTCGTCCTCGTCGCGGTTATCGACAGAAGCCTGGTTATCCTTCCACTCTTGCAGAGTAGCGGCTTTCTCTTCGGCAGCTTTCAGGTCTTGGGCGGTTTTAGCCTTCTCGTCCTGAGCCACTTTCAGCGCCGAAGCAGCCTGCTCTGCTTTGAGGTCGGCCTCTTTCTTGTCTTGCTCGAGCTGCGCGATTTTATCGTCAGCTGCTTGCAGGTGGGCTTCGGTCACCGGGTCGGTGCCCGACTTCAATCCTAGGAAGCCTAGGATGTTGGCGAACTTGTTTGCCATGCGGAATTAAAGTTTTGGGTAAAGGATGAAGCGGAATTACCGCCCGTTTGGGCGAGCTTAGCGGCCTGATTAACAGCGTCTTGCAATGAGCCCACTTTGTCTACCAAGCCGTATTTGAGGGCATCTGAGCCGCGGTACACCTTGCCCGTGAACACGTCCTCTTTGGTGCTCAGCTTGCCGGCGCGGCCCTTCTGCACGGCCTCGATGAAGGTTTCACCAACCTGGTCTAAGTCAGCCTGCACGGCGGCGCGCACCTCGGGAGTCATTTCCTCGACCGAGTTTTGGCGGGCCTTGTCCACGGCGCGGGTCGAGCGCAGAATTTCCACCTTGTAGCCGTTCTTTTCCAGGAACGCGCCCTGGAAGACGTTCATGCAGAGCACACCCAGCGAGCCAGCGTAAGCAGTCGAGGCCGAGCTGATGAAAATGCTCGAGGCCTGCGAGGCAATCCAGTAGGCAGCTGAGGCACCTAGGCCATCGATGTAAGCTACCACGGGCTTACCGCTCAGAGCCACCGCCTGAGCCAGCTCTTCAGTTCCGTCGACCTGACCACCGGGCGAGTCGATATCGAGCACGATGGCCGAGATTTCAGGGTCGCGGTTGGCAGCGTTCAGCTGAGCTACTAGGTCTTTGGTGCCGAGTGAGCAGTAGCCGCCGCGCTTCTGCACGGTGCCCTGAATCGGAATTACGGCCACTTTCGAGCCGCTGGTGTTGGCCGAGCCAGCTGCACCACGTGGGCCAGCTAATACCTGGGCAATGCCCGCAGCCAGGTTCAGGCCGTGGCCCTGGGGCTGCACCTGCACGCCAGCCAGCTCCCCGGCCTGGGTGACCCACATGGTGGAGTAGCCCTGCGCATCGATGTGGGCATAAGCCCGGGGCTTCGACTCACTGGCATCGAGCGCGGGCAAGCCCTGATCGAGCCGAGCGAAGATGGCGGCTTTAACGATGGAGAAGTACTTGCTTTCTAAGGCCCAGCAAGAGCCGGCGAGTAGGTCGTGCATATGAAAACCACTTGGTCGGGTGGTTTACAATGATTGCCTTTTTCAGAACCGAGGCGTAGGACGGTTTTAGTGCCAAAAAAAGCCCCGCCTGGTGGGGCGGGGCTTGGGGCTCAGCGGGGGCGGTTGGCGTGCCAAATCTTGAGGCCTAGGGCAACCAGGGCCAGGCCGAAACCTGCCCCAATGCCTAGCACGACGTTCGGGCCCACGACTAACAGTAGCGGCATTAGGGTAGAATGGGCTGGCCCTGGTTGTCACGTGGGGCCCAGTGGTAAGCCGGGGCTGCTTGTAGGTGCTTCATGATTTCGGCCGTGATAGCCACCGGCAGCTCGCGCAGCAGCTCCAGCCCGTCACCTTGCCCAATCACCGGGCGCGGGTCGGCCTCGGCTGCCTTGGCCTCGATAGCGGCCAGCCAGTCGGCCGGGCTCTCGGTGGTGCGTTGCAGCGCCACCTCGCCAGTGTCAGCGTAGAGCAGCGTGTCGTTGGTGCCAATGAGCTGCACGGGTTGGCGGGGGTTGAACTCGGCTAGCTCGACGCCCAGGCCCTCGGGCTGCGTTTCATCGAAGGCGTGGCGCTTCAACTGCACCACAATCACGCCACTGACTTCACCCGTGCGCAAGGGCTGGGTCCAGTTTTGTTCGGTCACCAAGCCTACTTGCTTCACGCGGGTGCCGCCTATGATAATGTCAGGCAACAAGATGCGAATGTGCTGGCGGGCAGAAGTAATTAAAGCCATGATACTAATTAATAGAGATTTAAAATTTGAGGTCGGCGCGCCACTTGGCCACCACCGCGGCGCGGGTTGCTGCGTCATGCACTTTTGTATCGGCCGCGAAGCCGCCAAAATCAGCGCCTACGGTCCGGCCGGACCCAATGGAACTACCGAGGGTCTGGTTGAGCAAGTTGCCGTTAGTGGGGGCGAGGCCGTAGCTGTTAATAGCAAATGGTGAGTAGGTAATGCTACTGGTATACACCAACTGGTTGGTTTCGTCATAGACACGCACGGGTTGGCCTTGCTGGCATACCCAGATAAATACCTTGATGGTGCCCGGCTCAGCGCGAGGCGCCACGCCCTGGTTCACAAACTGGCCGTTCTGGTAGAACACGCCAATTTCCGCCGTGCCATCCGGCCGCGAGTAGCCAAAGATGGTCCGGTCTACTCCATTAGGTTTCTGGAAATCCAAGACGTACGCCCCAACGCCGGAGCTATCAAAGCCTTTATCCGTGCCTCGCAGCAGCACATAAAAGGTGTAATCCGAGGGAGTTGCGCTAATATTGGGTAACTCCCACGTATCGAATGCCCCACTGCTCGGATACTGGTAAAAGGGCAGCTCCTCGTTGGACAGCACACGGCCCGGCATTCCTTTCTCGGTCAGAATAGCCCCCCCGGCCGTGCCTAGGTTCCGCCACTGGTACGCATTATTACCTGGGGCGTAGCTCTCAAAGTAGAAGGGTAGGCCTGGGTAAGCAGGCGCCAGGGCGCGCAATTTCGCTAGGCGACGGCGGGCAAAGTAGTAACTCATTAGTTCGCCAGGTTAGTTACTTCGATACGGTCAGGAAATACGCGCAGGGCGTAGCGGTTGAGCTTGCCCGGCACAAACTGGCCTAGCTCCGTGTCAAATGGCTGGCCAGCAGGGGCCTTGTCAAAAACCGGGGCGCTGCCCCCGGGGCCGATGTTGAACCAGGCCTCCTTGCCCACCAGGCAGTTCGTGCCATCCACCGTGTAGGTGCCACTGGCTGCTGTGCCGTAGTCGATAGGCGACTCCGGCGTGAGCCGGATAGTGGTGGTATTAGCTGGCGCTACGCGATTGAGCTGCGCGGCGCGGGCCTGGGTGTCGGTGTAACTGGTGCCACTACCACCGCCTCCGCCCCCACTGGTCCGCTCATCGACCACTATCTGGGCCTCGGTTAGCAGCGTATTAAAGGGCGTGGTAGGTAGAATATCCAGGTAAGAGCCGCCATCGGCTCGCACCGCCCGGCCACTGCCCCGCAGAAACACTTGGGAGGGCCTTGTTTGGCCATTGCCATCCGAGCCCAACCACCGGATAAAGGGAGAATCAACACTCTCAAAATCGTAGCCCGTAAAGATGACATCCTGGACTTGCGGGCCATCGGAGCGGCCGGTAATGCGTATCCCCTGCACGGCTCCCTCCGTTTGGCGGAATACGGTATTGCGAAACTCAATGGTATCGCGGTGTGCGCCGTAGGTGCCTAGGGCAAAGGCTTGCAATTGGCCTGCGCCCTCCAACCGAATATCTTGCCCTAGGAACGTGCTGGCGCCGGTCGATTGGCGCAACACATTAAGCGAGCCCGTCACAATGCCGCCGTACCAATACACCCTAAACGGCCTCTCCCCTTGGAACGCACCCACATCTACGGTGCCATTTTGCACTACACCGGGGAAATTAATAATGGTTACATTTTTATCAACAAGCGTATAGCCGCCATACGCGGGGCGGCCCAGAAAATCAAACACCTCGCCCCCCGGCAAAACAATGATGGTGTCTCCATCAAGGGCATAGCTAAGAGCCTCAGCTAGCGAGCCATACGGGCGCAAAACAGAACCCCTGGGGCCACCGCCACGGTAGGGGTTGGTCAGGCCGCCTTGCACCCAATGCACCCGCTTGCCGGGCATATCGCGGTACTCTGCTAGGGCCTGAGCTAAGTCGGAATAATAGTACCATTCACGGGGCGCTTTCGAGGAGCCAAAATCCGCACCCTCAAAATTTGCATCCTCATTGGTCTTCGTGTTGTAGGCAAACAAGGAGCCATCACCAAACCGCTCCAGGACTGTGGCATCAGTGTTGTCATACTGACTAGCAATGCGTAACTGGGTGTAGGTATTGAGGCCGGTCCACACATTGTCGCTCTCCAACAGTTTACCCGCGTCGGCACTGAGCAAGCCCTCCTCCGTAATGGTGAGGCCCTCGCCAATCCGCACGCCACCGAGCCGAGTGCGCGTCGCCGGCACGAGTGCCCCGCCCCCACTGCCAGGCGCCACCACGACCACGCGCCGCGTAGCCGATACCAGCGAGTCACCAGCGGCATCGGTTACGGCATCGGTCACCAGGTACACGCCAGCCGGCACTTTCCACGTACCGACGTAGCTAGCCGTGCTGGCCGTGCCGAGTACGGTCACGGTACCAGTAGCAGGGTCGAGTGCCTGCACCGAGTGCTCATAAGGGGCCGTGCCCCCACTAGCCTTGGCCGTGAAGGTGAGCGTATCGTTGGGGCTCAGGCTGGCATTGTCGACTACGAAGTCCACCGCGAGCGCACCAAGCACCGTAGGTACCACGTTATTAGCGGTGAAGTCCGCATTATTAGTGAGCACGTGCCCATCGGGCACGCTGCCGCTGGCGCCCACGTACACGGCTAAGCCACCGGCAGGTACCGTGCCCGCCACCCGCACACAAATGCGGCCATTCTGCACGTAACTATTGGCGGGGCTCAACCACTCCGCGCCCGTGGTGTTGGGCAGCCCTGATACTTTGTGGCTGGCGAAACTAGGGGCATCGACGCTAGGCAGAAAACTAAAGATGTCGCCTATATCGTCCACCTGGCCAGCAGTCGGTGCGGCAGGCTTTGCGGCCAGTGCTGGTACTAAGGGGGTGCTGCTCAGCTTCAGAATCGCCTGAATCACCCAGGCCCAGGAGCCAGCTGGGCCATCTTCTGTCTCGAAGCCAGGGTGGCTCCCATACTTACCGGCCGGAATCCGCGGGTTGTTAACCAGGGCGCGCTGCGCCGCCGCACTCGGGGCCGTGAGCATAGCCCGGCCCGCGTCGGTGGCATCGCTGAGGCTGGCCACCGGCAGCGTGGTGAGCTGGCCCGCAAAGCCAGCTACCAGCCGCCAGTAGGGTCCAGAAATTGGGTTAGCCTGGGCATTGAAGGAGCTACGAGCTTCCCAAATACCGCTACTCGTTAGGTACCAATTGCCACCCTGCACAGATTGCGGCAACACCAGCTCGTTCAGCGTCTTACCACCAGCAATTGCCAGTAGCGTAGCCTGCACGAAGGCCGTGCTGGCCACTTGGTCAGAATTAGTGCCCACCGGGGCAGTGGGCACCTGGGGCACGCCCGTAAAGCGAGGGCTCGCCAGTTTAGCAAACTGCACCAGCACGTCCGCGCTCACCTTGGAGTCCACCAGCTGCGCGAGCACCAAGCGTAGGATGGAGGGGGTTATCAGTTCGTCATCGTTGTTGGGCAGGTACTGCGCGATGAACGCTAGCAGCTGCGCGTCATTAAGTTGTGCCATTTAGTGGAAGCCAAAGCTGAAGCCCGCCGAGAAGGCGCCACGACGGGGCGCCGGCCCTGGGGACTGCGTGAGATAAAAGGGGGCGGGCTGGGGCGTTTGGCCGGCGAAAACCAGCGGGTAGCCATTGCGGTCAGTGGGGCGCTTGCCCGTCTCCAGGCCAGCCGAGAAGCGCAGCGGGTGGTCGGGCGTACCCACGAGCTTGGTCAGGCCGTTGCCATCTTCGTAGGCAGCCACCACGTGGCGCACGGCCCGCAGGCGGGCAATTGCCTCCTGCAAGTCGGGTGCGTCCTTGGGCACTTCCAGCGTGAGGCTGGGCTTGTAGACGTCGCCCTGGGCGTCCGTATCCTCAGGTTCCACGAAACCGGCCGAGTCGGGCAGAAACCAGATATCGGCGTAGTTGAGCGGGTCGCGCAGGGTAATGGCCGTGCGCAGGATGCTACCCGCGTAGAAGGGAATGACCACGTTGCTGGCCGGCCACACCCGCAGGGCGCGCACGCCCCCGGTGTTGAAGCACTCGTTGGGCGGTAAGGGAAGGAGCGGCAGCATCCCTAGGCGATGGTTAGCTCAATGCTGGAGGCATCGAGCAGCTTGGCCATGAGCGCCTGGAAGGCATCCTGCGACTTGTAGATTTTGACGTTGCTCGGCAGCTTGGCCAGGCCGACCAGGATGCAGCCCCGGGTGTCAATTGCCGAGTTGCCCGCGTGGATGAGCACCCCAGCGAAGCCCGGCACGTTGTGCAGGCGCGGGGTGAGGATCTTGAAGGTGGGGCTGCGCTCGATGGTGACGGGGTAGCGACCGACCGGGATTGCTGTGGCCCCGGGCACCTTCTCGCCGACGCGCACCACGTCTTCCAGCGTGTAGCAGAAGAACTTGCCATTGTAAGACAGCTCCCCGATGGTGCAGCCGTTAGCGGATGGCTTCCGCTTTAAAGTTAAAATTGCTTTCATGCCGCCCAAAGAGCAACATTGGCCCAGCGGGTAGTAGGCCGGTAAGCAAGGGGCCTAAAAGCGGCAATTGCCAGCCGCTACCTGGAAAGCTCCAAGTGGGCGGCTGGCAACTGCCGGACTACCTTCCCGACCCCACCCAGCCGGGCTGGGACGGAACTGGCAAATCCTGGGACGAAACTGGCAAATTTATTTTTTCAGAAGTGGTGCCCTTTTTCACGCAGTTGCCGTACTACGTGGCCCCGTTTTTAGAGCCGTACCAACTCCACGGTGGCCGCTTTCTTGAGCGGTACCGTGGCCGAGAGTTTCTTCACCAGGTACGCCACTCCGTCGAGCCAGAGTTGCCGTGTCAGGTCGAGCCGGGAGAGGTCGAGCGCGGAGAGTAGCAACGATTGCTTATAGCTGGTACCACGTAGCTTGACCGGCAGCCACTCTTTAAGCAGCTGCTCGTAGGTGCCCTGGGTACCGGCCAGGCGCACGCTCAGCTTGCCGCTTGGACTCAGGTGTGAGAGCTGCGGCCACTGGCTCACCCCGTCACCAGCCAGCTGAAGACCATTATAGAATAACAGGCGCAGGCTGGAGCTACGCGCCACGGTGCTCTGGTCAGCCCGGTAGGGTGGCTGCGAGAGGGCTGGCACCGAAATTAAAACCGGGCTAGTTATATCGAGTAGCAAGCGAGTGGGCAGTGTGGTAGTAAAACACGTGGCCTGCGCCTGCTCATCGCCCCCGCCGCTTACCTGAATCACCGGCAAGGAGTCTGCTAGCGGCTTCCAACTGAGCGATACGGCAGTGAGCGACAAATACCCCACGGTGCAGCTGTAGTAAATCCCTTCGTCGCGCACGAGGCGGGCCTGACCCGTTTGCGGATTATCAGCCCCTAGGATAGCCGTAGTGGGCAAGTCGGCCGCAGTGGCTACCTCCGGTAAAACCAGCGCGGCATCCGGCTGCTTGCTGAGCAGCTCCTTTGTGAGCTCGTCTTCACTGTCCACATGATAGGTCAGCGTTACGCCTACCGCTTCTGCTACCGTCACCTCCGGTCCGCCAACCAGGCGGCTCGTCAGCTCCTGCCCCTGCGCGTTGGGGGCTACCCGGTCGCGCAGGTAGCAGGAGCGCACCCGTTTGGTCAGCGGGTTTTGGTAGACCACAATGCCGTAATCCTGCCGCAAGGCAGCCAGTAGCTCGGCCACCGTCAGCGCTGGCAGCACGTCGGCCAAGCTAAACTGCAACGTATTCAGGTCACCCTTGTCCACGAGGTGCGCGTTGCTGACAATTACCAAGTCGCCCAACTCGCCAGGCAGTAGCTCAGCCACGTCTACCTGCAACCCACTTTCCTCGAAGATGCATTGCAGCACGTAGCGCAAGCGCGGAAAGGGGCAATAGGGAGGATTTGCGTTAATCACCGCAATACCAGTGATTAGCGAGGATTCCAGCCGGTAGGAAAAGGTGCCATCAGCTGGCAACCCAAAATACTCGAACCCAAAGACGTACCAGGCATTAACAGTAGCGCCGGGGTATATTAGGGGGTCAACGGGCAGCGGATTGGGCTGGGGCTCTACAAACTCGTTGCGGAGCGGGGCAAACACGTAGGGGTACGAATCGGGGTCCACTACCACCTCATTGGCGTGCAGCGTCAGGCCCGACACGTACAACGGGTTTCCTCCCCCGTCAAAGCCCCGCTGCTCATTGCGGGGCACCGAGCGCAGCCCGCCATAGGTAAAGCTGCTCAGCTGGCGCCCGCTCAGCTTCGCCCCGCTCAGCCCCGCTTGCAGATTAATGCTGTACTTCTGGGCTGAGGCCGACTTGACGCGCTGGGTGCCGGTGAGCAGGGGCAGCCCATCCAAGCTTAGCTCCGCTGGCAGCTGTGCGCCGGGCTCGCCGGCGCGGTCGGGCCGCTCGGGAAACTCGTACAGCGGCCCGTTGGGTAGGGCCGGTACGCTAATCGAGTAGGAGAAAGCTCCCTTAATCGTATCCTCGTCGAACAACGGCGAATTATACTCCAGCTGCACGCTGGTGCCGGGGTTCAGGTGTACCGGCTGCTCGTCACTGGTCAGCTCAAGCATATTTTACGGGGGCGTAAGCGGTGGGCGCGTAAGCGTAATCACACTCGAGCAGTAGCCCGCGCAGGCCGGGCTCATCCGAATAAGGCACTAGGCTGCGCTTGGGCCAGTCGAGCGGGCGCAGCTGCGCGCCTACCTGCTGCCACACCTCGCGGGCGAGCACGAGTTCTTGCAGCCAGTCCAGCTCAGCCGGTAGCTGCCAGCCAATGGCCAGCCGGAGCTTGCGGCTGGCCGTGAGGTCACTTACCTGCCGGTCAGCGGCCGGGCCTCGGTCACCAAGCCGCAGTGGGCGCTCCACTTTCTCGGTGGTGGCCTCCAGGCCTACTTCTAAACGGGCCTTGTCGGAACAGCGCAGGGTATCGATACCACCGAGCGAATTGGTAAAGAGCAGGTAGCGCGTGCGCGGGGTGGGCTGCACGAAACGGTAGCGGGCCTCCTGGCTCACAGGCACGCCAGCGGCCGTTTCCACGCGCACACTCATAAAGTTGAAGCCGTTACGGCTGGGCTCCAGCGGAATGGCTAGCAGGCGCTGAGCCCAGCCGCCCGGGGGCTGCGTCAACTGCTCAACATCTACGGTGGCCGTGCCGCCCTCGGTCAGCGAGTACGTGCGGCGGATTTGCAGCTGGACACTCGCCAGGCCCAGCTCACAAGAGAAGAACAACCACTCGGGCTGCGTGCGCACCACGGGCTTGGCCTGACCAGCCGCGTAGGCTCCGGGGCCGGTGGGCTGCCAGCTCAGAAAGGCGGGGGCAGCAAAGGCGCTGAGGCGAAAGGAGAAGTAATCCGTTTCCTGCCACTCGGCGGGCAGCCCCCCACGCAGGGCAGTGCGCAGGGGGCTCACAGCGTGTACCGGCAGCTGGGCTATATCCAGCGAAGTGACGCTGGTACGCACATAGTAATTAACTAGGTTCGTCTCGCAAAGCAGGGTGCCCGTGGGCGTGACGGGCGGCACAAAGGCCGTGAGCAGCGGAAAAAGCAGCGTATCAAGTCGAAAGGCTACTTGTCCAGCGGTATCCACACGCTTGCTCAGCGCGAGCACCAAGCGATAATCGGCGCGGCCGTGCGCACTTTCGGCCCACACTTCTAACTCAACTAGCGCTCCGACTGGCTGGCCAGTGAGCGGATACCACAGGGGCTGCGCAACAAAGTCGATGGCCTGCGCCGGGCCGCTGGGCGCGGGGGGCAACACCGGGGTCGTCGAAGCCCCTTTTATCTCCACGTCCACCTCGCGCTCGCAGCCCGCTAGGCCATCGTCGCGCAGCTTGACCTTGTGCTTGCCAACGGGCACGCGCAGCAGCTGCGGGCTGGTTTGCTCAGCACCCCCATTAAGCGAGTAGTACGCCGTACCGTTGACGCTGCCGCTGAAAATAACTAGTAAGGTGGCCCCCGTGGCCGTGGGGGTCTGGGTGACGCTTAGCGTACCTAGGTCACAGGTAGCCGGGGGCGTGTAGCCGCACGTGGCACTGTCCTTTTCCTGCGTGACCGTAGTGCCTGAGCGCCCATCATAGTACCACGTAACGAGCACGAAGTTAGCCTCACACGTGTTCCACAGAAAGTCGCCGGCCACGAGCTTCACCTCGGTGGGCACTGGTTCCAGCGTGCCCCGGCTGCGCTGCTGCGAATGGGTGCCAATCTGCCGCGAGTCGGTATCAAACCAGAGGCCATCGCCGCGGTAGAGGCCGCCGCTGGGATTATCGTAAATGCGCGTCCATTTGACGCTAACAGGTATTAACATTATTTCCAGCGGTCTTTATCGTACTTCAAGGACACATAGTCACCCAGGCTAAACTCGTAGCGCCAGCCGATTTCAGTGGCCACCGAGAGTGTGGCCACCGCCTCGAGCTGCGTGCCATCGAGCGAGGACAGCACTAGTTCGTGCTCCTTGTGGGCCTTGCGCAGTCGACTCAGCACGTCGAGGGCAATGGCCTCGGTCTGAGCCCAGGCCGCATCCTGCGCTTGGTAGTCATCGCTGGGCGCAGTCTGAAGCACCACAAAGGCGCTGCTGCGCTGCCCGAAGGGCGCGGTACCGTCTTTGTCAAGCAGCCCGAGGGTGGGCGTTTCGAGCCAGAGCAAGGGGTAGTCGTTCTCGCTACGGCTGCCGGCAATGATGCGCGTGACGGGTCCGTGCGCGAAGCCTTTGAGCGCCACGTGGTCGGCTGCCAGGTCGCGGAAGACCTGAATAAAGTCAGTAAGAGAGGTTGCCATACTCAAAGGAACGGCCCGCCCCTACCCCCTTTTAGGACGCAATTGCAAAGGCGCGAAACAGCTCATCTGCCCCGTTTGGCATGTAGAGCAGTTGGCGTTGGCCATTCTCACGCAGCACTTTATCCTTGTAGTCGCGGTATATTTTGCGCAGCGTTTCCAAATCGGCATCGCTGGGGTCGATATCATAGTTTTTACAGAAACTGCGTAGCGCTGCCCGTTCGTTACCCGTGGCCGCTACCTGCGCCTTGACCCACATAATAAGCTGCTGATTAAACAGCTTATCAAACATCTCGCCCAGTTCCCGAGCCGATTCGAGCGTGAGCGTGTAGTGCTTGAGAGCCGTGGGCAGCGTGAAGTGCCAGGACGTACCCTCGACCTGCTCACTGCGGTGCAGCTGCCGAAAGGGCTGCTTTTCGAGCTTCATGCGTATCGTCCGCCCCATAAACGTGTTCTGGTGCACCGCGTGCGGCTGCTCCACGCCGTACTCAAGCAGCATGAATTGGCGCACGTGCGGCCGCACGGGAATAGCGAAGATGGGAAGTTTGCTCACAAATAAGGGGTAAGGATTACGCATCAAAGGTGGGAATGAAACCAGCAGCAATTAGGACGAAACAGAGACTGAGGCTTGCATTAAAGCCTTAATCTTTAGTACCGTATTTGTGGAGCAACCGCACAACGTAGCAATTTCGCGCACAGTCAGCCCTTGCTGCAAATAATCGACCACTTTAGGATATTTTTTCTTTAATTTCCCTTCGTCCTGGGTCGTTCCTACCGGTCGGCCCTTCTGAGCACCGGCCGCAAACGCCTTATCCTGGCCACTCCGGATGCGCTCCCCTAGGCGCTCGGTTTCCATCTCGTCTACTTCCATGAGCACTGTCATCACCAGGCGCGCAATTGGGTTGGGCTTCCCGTCGGGCAGTAGGGAACCCAGCTGGATGTTGAGGGCAAAAACCGACACCTTCAGGTCGGCTAGTTCTTCGACCACTTGGCGCGTCTCCCGCGCGCGGCGGCCGAGGCGACTGAGTTCGGTCACGAGCACCATGCGTACCAGGCCCGTGCGGGCCAGCGTCAGCAGCTGGTCGAGGTCAGGGCGCTTGGCCCGGCTGCGGCGCGAGCCCGAGAGCTTTTCGGATATCGTGGCCACGACGTGGTAGCCGGCGCGGGTGGCGTGGCGCTCCAGGTCGCGCAGCTGGCGACCGAAGTCCTGGACTTCGCTGCTCACCCGGGCGAAGAGCACCACCGGCACCGGGGTTTGTGTCAAATTATCCACCTGGTTTTTGAGAGACAAAAAGTGAAGAAAAAAAACGGCTCGGATGGGGCCGTTTTCGGGGTGTTTTTCGGCAATACTTATTTTGAGACAAACAGCCTGCACACGGTAAGTAGGCAGACAATCGAATAGGCGGTTAGCTGCTGCCTTTAAAAGTTTGTTTGCACTTAGGTAATAGTCAGTAGTTGCTACTTACTTTTAAGCAGCTCGCGTCAACTTATACCTATTTTACCTATTAAACTGGCGGTCAGTTGGGGCATTTGCCTTTATGGAAGAAGAGAAAAAACAACGTCAACTATTGAGCGCAGACTATCTGTATTCGCTCAACACGCTTATTATTCCTACCACATATGAAGAGTATGTACTTGAGCTGTATGCAGAGGGGAGGGTGAACCTTGCGAAAGCTGCTGACCTTATCAGCGGCTATGAGGTAAAGTATCTAGCGGGTCTCTAACCTTAAGTCTTAGAACTGACTCAGGTTCATAACTTGCGCTAGGTTCAAGCTCACACGCTGCACTTCTCCCCACACGCGCCCGGCGGCTGGCGCGGTGGGGAGGATATACATAAGGGCTGCAACCTCATCGTAGCGAAGCGTCAGGCGCCAAGGGCGGCGCGTGGGCAAGCCAACGTGAACCTGCTCCATAGCAGCGCGGGCCGCTACGCGCTTGTACACCCGCGATAAGGCCCCTAGGGCTAAGACGCTGGTGAGTGGTTGGGGCCAAGCTTGCCCGTAGACCACTTCGGCGATGGCCGCCGTCAGCAGACCAGCTTCGCTCCAATACAGCTCGATTTTTTGGTCTAGCTGGGGCAGGCGCATATTAGGCCAGCAGTTGCTGACTCAGGCCAGCGAGTAATTGCCTCGACTGGCAAGCTTTGCGCAGGCGTAGGCGCAACTGCTGCTGCTGCCGACGAGTCTTCTCGTGTTGAATGGCCACTTCCAACTGTTGGATTTCGGTTTCCCATTCGGTGAGTAAGGAGGTAAATTCTACCATAATGTAAGCGTGTAAAGAAGAGAAGAAGCGAAAGAAAGCAGAATAATAGAGCGAGGTAATTTTATATAAGACTGCAATTTAGGTATTAAGTAGTAATTTATTACTGCTTTTTTGAGCTGTCTATTCTATCTGGGAAAAATACCACTCGTTCCGCAGGCTACTGCGCTACAGACTCGGCTGGGTGAGCGGTGGCGGGAGGAACGGGCAGCGGCTGATAAGCGCCGGCCCATTCTAAAATCTTGTACTGCCGGCCGTGGGTGCGCTCGCACAAGCGGTAGTAGCCGATTTGGTGCCCGAGGCGGTTGCGCAGCACCCGCAGGTATTCTAGCCCTTCGACGTTGTTGCTCCACGAGTAGAAGGTGCACATCCGTTTCTTGCCGGAGGCCTCCGTTGCGCCAGGTGCGCGTTCGTTGAAAACGACCCACAGCCAGTACTGCGAAGTTTGGCTAAGCTTGCTGGGCTCGGCCCGCTTGGGGGGCAGCGGTTTGGTCGGCGGCGTCTTGGTCAGGAAGTCATTAAAATCCTTGAAGCCGCGGTATATCTCATTGTGCGCCTTTACCCTAGATGGGGTCAGCGTTTGCTTGAGCAGCCACAGGGCACGCTCACCGGCCATGTCGTTATCCCCAAACCAATGCACTAGCCGGGCCTCCATCAGTGTTGGCAAGGCCTCCGATAGCATGCTCACCGAGTTCAGGATGAGAACCGTCTGCTCGAAGTAGGTTTGGCCGTAGTAGGTCAGAGCTGAGAGGTAGTCGATAAAGCCCTCAAACACTACTACTTCATCCCGCTTCTGGCCTAGCAACCACGTGAGGCCCTTGCCGCCGACAGTGCCCTGGAAGTTCTTGCTACGCACTTCGTAGCCGGCGCTCGTTTTCCAGCTCAGGCCGAAGTAGGGTTTCTCGCGCACGCTCGTGCTGGTGCGGTAGAAAATCTGCTGCAAGTGGGCCTGGGTGCGGTTACTGCGCTGCACCAGGCTCCAATTGATGCCGCGACTCGTGAGGTAGTCTACCAGCGGCTTCCAGGTCAGCGGCTCCACGCGCACGTCGCTGAAAGTGACTTTATCCATCACGTAGGTGTCACCTGGGGAAGCAGCTGGTAGAGCTAGCTCAGCTGGCGTGGCCAAGTCGGAGGCCCAGGCCCGTAAGGTGAGCCGCGCCATCGGCAGCTCGAAGCCGGTCAGGCGCATAATCAGCTCCAGCACGTCGCCACCGTCGCACTTCTTGCCGGGCTTGGTGGGTGCTGCGCCGTGGTCAGACCATACGTTTTTGGGGCCGCACACCACGAACGAGGGCGTTTTCTCTTGGGGGCGAAAAGGGGAGGTGTAGTAGTAGTTGCCGCCAGCTGCCGGTGGGCCAGCTGGTGCGTGGCCTAGCTTGGCCATGATGCTGAGCAACGAAATCTGCTTATCGGCTGCTTGGGCGGCCTTTTTCGTGAGGGTGGGAGTAGACACGTGGCAGGGTTTTAAAATTTTTGGCAAAAGCGGCCCCTACCCACGCGCCTGGTGCGGTGGTGCGGGTGCCTGCGGCCCGCTCAGCGCGGCCCGCCCCTTCTTTTTTTTTCAGCCAGCCCCGACTTATTGACGAGTGGCGTGTGGATAAGTCGGCCGAGAACCGGCGTTCCTATCATTCATAGTATTTATGAAAGCCCCAATTCTATAAAGATGGGGAAAATGCCCGCATAGGGTTTTTTAAGAAGTTTTCCACATGTTGCCTTTCAAATTTTGAGCAGCAGCCAGGAGGCTAGCGAGGCCCTGAGCGGGGCTCACAGCGGCTACTGGGGCTGATGCTGGCTCAATGGCTTCGAGGGCCGCAGCGGCCACCACACGGGCCGCATCGAACACAAAAAGGGCGGGATTCAGCAGTAGCTGAAGGCCGCCCTTTACCTGCACTTTACCGCGCAGAAACCCGTACTCAATCAGTGCCATGATGTGGCGGTAACCCGTTTTCGGGTCACGGTTACTCCCCGCCTTCGCAATGGAAGTGCGGGTGGTGAAGATGGCCAGGTTAATGGCCGTGCGTGCGTTGGCCCACTGGTTCATCATGATGCGCACGATTTCCTTGAGCGAGTGCACGAGGTTGCCGCGCAACTGGGGCAGCTTAACCGTCTGCTGCGGGTGCAGAAACTCTTCCAGGTGTGCTGGGGCTAGCTCCGGCTTGATAAGGTTAGGCTGGGCAATGAAGCGCTTAACCTGGGCCCAGGTCTTATCGAAGTTCATGCGCAGCTTAGGTACAAATGCAGGACGGTACATGGTTAGTATAAAGTAAGTTGTAAAAGAATAGGCTCAGTTTATATACTGAGCGATTGCTCCCCGTCCGACCTCGCGGCCAGCAGAGCGCACCGGACTCCCACCCAGGGCGCAGCTCCTCCCACTTGGGACAGGGCGTGTGTTTAGTGTGCGTTGCGGCCCGGTAGCCCTGGCAGCCCGCCAGCCACGGTGCTCGCCGCTCCAGCTACCGGATTTTCCATGAAGGACAGAAAATTGTCGAGGGCCGAGTACAGGCCACCGTTCGACAAGGGGGAGCTGGCAAAACTTGCCACTTGGCCCGCGATATCGAAAGCTTCGCCTAAGGCAGACTCTATTTGCTTATTCAGGGTAGCCGCCTCGGTAGCAGCACGCTGGCGCTCATCTACCGTGCGACCAAACAGGGCCGTATAAGTATTGTAATTCAGCTTGTCGCGCAAGGCCTCAAGCTTTTGCTTCGTTTGGGCGAATGGGCTAGGAAGCGGATAAGACGGTGACATAACCTCGTTCATGGGATAGGTGGGGAATGGGGGAAGGAAACTCAGGAGCAGTGGGGTGGCAGCAGCTCAGGCCCGGCCTGGGCGAGTTTGTACCAGGTACACTATCCACCCGATTAGGCTTATCGCCGCTGTCATAAGCCACGGCAACCAAAGGGTCACTGTGACCTTTTGCCAAGGCCATGCGGCTACGGGAGTTAGCCCTAATAGCTTCAATACAATCGGCAGGAGCACTAGCGCGATGTAGCCCAGAGTGACACTGGTTGGTGAAGTTTTAACGGAAGGAGCGAGCTGCTTTTCAATTACTTGTGACATAAGAAATTAATTAGTAGTGACACGTAGCGGGTCCGGGCGGGCCCTAATGCTATGCACCGTTCAGGGCCACCGATAAAGCGGCCATTAAAGCGGCTCCGACTAACAGGGGAAGCAGCACACTCATGAGCTAGCCTCCTCTGCTTTTCGCTTCTCCGTGAGGAGTTGCTGCCACGCCGTACCCAAGTAGAAGTAGTTGATACCGTTGCCCATACCAACCTTTAACCTGAAGTGTATTATGGGGCCAGTGCTTGTATTGTAAGCATTTTCGCCGTGGGTCTCAACCAGGTCCGTGCTATCGAGTAATTCTCGAAACAGACTGGCATCTGCCTCAGCGACACAGATTATGGCCCTAGACATCGGCTTGTTCTCCTTCCTTATCCAACTGCTCCAACTTCCACTCGACTACCTTCAAGCGGCGCTCGTGGGTCAGCTTCTCGGCTGCCCACATCGGCCCCTCGGGAAAGCGGTGCGGGGCACCAGTAGCCAGGGATATACCCATTTCCAGCCCCACGATAGCATCGCGCAAGTCTTTCTGCTCCCTTTGCAGCTTAGCACGCTTCTGCTCTAGCCAACTCAGTGGCTTAGGCTGAGGCAGCGCCGAGAGTGGCAGCAGCTTCACCACACGATTATCTGTGCTCAGAAACTGAGCAAACGCCTGGGCAATAAACCCTTCTGGCCGTAGCGTGTAAATGACGAGTGCCTGAGACATTAGCCGAGAGCACTTACTAATGCAACGCCTTCTTTCGCAGCCTTAACCTTCTTAGCTTCCTCAGCCTCAGCCTTCAATTCCTCCACGCGCAACCGAAACACTTTGCGCAGGGTAAGCAGGTGCGACAAATCGTCCAGCAGCTTCTCGTCGGTACGAGACTCCGGCGTCTCATTCAAGCACTTGATGGTGCCATCTAGCTCTCTCTGAAATAGAAAGAGGGCATATGTCAGGGTGGGAACGTCGAGCTGCATGAGCTGGTCGATAGAGATGAGGTGGTAAGACATTTCCTTATTTGTGAGATTTGAAAGGATTAGATTTGGGTACTTAGGCCACACGTAGCGCCTTTTCTGACGCTACAGAAGGTGATTTCTTAACTTTTTTAGCTGCTTTGGTGGGCTCAGGGCGCTCGCCAGTGAGACTAGGCGTGAGCACGCCCACACCTAGGCCGAAGGCCTCCACGTCGGCCCGCTTGAAGCGCAGCCGCCCGCTGAACACATAAGCCCGCAGGTACACTAGCTTGCCGCGCTCGTCGAAGCCGCCCTTTTTAGCCCACGATTCCACCGTCTTGCGGTCGAAGTGGGTGTAGTTTGCCACATCCTGCACGCTCAGCAATTGCTCCTCGTCTGGAGCAGGCTTTGTAGCTAGCTGCATAAGCACGAGGTCAAGCTTAGCCTCTAGGGCCTTAATATGTTGAGCGGATGCAAGGTCAAAGGCCATAACTAAGCGGCTTTAAGCAGGCTGAATTCGCGCCGGCAGTCGGTGAGGTCGATTTCTTTGATACCCAGGGGCAGTTTGTCCACTAGCCAAGCTTCTTGGTCGGTGCTGCCATCCTCCACGGCTGAGCGCATGGAGATGGGCGTGGTACCACTGACGTAGACCGTCAGATGCCCCTTGGAATAGGTGTACCCTAGGATGGGCTCGGGCGTGGCACGGGGCACTAGGGCCGCGCCAGGCTCCAACTTCGACACGCGCACGCGCTTGCCGGTAATAGCATCTTGCAGAGAAAGGGTCGGGAAGCTCAGTACTTTAGCCATTGGACTGGGCGACCTTGAAGCTATTGACTGAAAGTTGCAGTAAGCCGCTCAGGCGCGCACGGCGATTGCGCTCGATAGCCACAACCACAGGAGTTTCCTCCCGAAAGCGCGGGTGCGTCGCGTCGATTTCATTGGCCCGGCGGTCCAGCTCTTCGAGCGGTACCAGCATCACCAGGGTATCAGGCAGTAGGGTAGCCTTGAGTTCAGCAAAGTCGAAAATATTCGGCTTACGCTGAGGCCCAACAGGCTCAGTGTTAAGGTGCATTGTGAGATTGTGAAAGGTGAAAGGATAGATTTTATAAGTCCAGCACGGGCACGCCGACCTGAGCCGGGGTTACCGAGTCAGGCAGTAATTCAGTCGGAATAGGGAAGTCAGGTAAGCTCTCGCGCACCAAGTCAATAAGCCAGGTTAGGTTGGGGCTGCGCCCATTGCGCACAGCAGTAAGCTGCGCCGAAGACGCTTCGTGGTTGTTTTTCACCATCCGGTCGATAGCCTTGGTAGCACTAGGAGATAAGTCCTCGCATACCAGCGCCATTAAGGCGAAGTACCTCTGTCGCTCTTTGGATAGTGGGGCGTGCATAATCGTGTTTGACACGATTCATCCGCCCCGTGCTTTATTGCGGTGCGTTGTCATGTCATGTCACAAACATACGCAAGCTTGTCTCAAATGATTTATTCAAATGAGATAAAAATAACAGAATGATTAAGCCAAATGACCCAAAGCCCTATAAGCCAACGTCTTAAAATTCTCATTGAAAAGCTTGGATTAGACACTAGGTCATTTAGCCAGGCATTAGGAGTGAGTGAGGGTACTACTCGCAACTACTTCAATAGGGGCTCAAAACCTAATGCTGACTATTTAGAGAAGCTAAGCATCTCTTTTGAATCGGCCAATTTACACTGGCTGCTCACTGGTAACGGTGAACCGCTTATCCCACCTACCTATGAAAACAGTCATGCCATTGCTGGAAACCAAAATTTTTTTAAGAGTCCAGTAGCCGCTCAAAATACGGGCACTACTAATCAGCAGCAATACAATACTTCATCAGATGCTCATGATGAGATTAAGACTAAGCTGGTAATTGCTGAGAAGGAAATAGAGCACCTGCGGGCTCAACTCACCATGAAGGATACCGTGATTGCATCAAAAGACGAAACCATCACTGCACTACGCGCTAGCGCCAATCGTCCTAGTTAATGAAAACTACTTTTATACTCTGTTCTATAGCATTACCCTTTGCGGCTAGCGGCCAAAAACTCGAAGCAACTAGCCCAGCCAAGACCTATCGCGTAGAAAAACAGGCCCCACTCTACCGCACACCAGCTGACACCGCAAAAAAGACGGGCTTTTTTTTGTCTTCTGGAGATGATGCCACGGTAGTAGGTGAGTTTTCACCACGCTGGGTAATTGTAAGGCGTACTGGTGCCCTATACCTTACCCCAACTAATAAATTGGTTAACTATAATTCAGCTGCATTAGCTGCCGAACGTGCAGCCGATGCAGCTGGCATACCAGTAGACCCACAAACCAAACTTATTGCTTACCAGGGCGTGGTAGAAGTACCTGGTGTAAGCAAAGCCGACCTGTATACGCGTGCTCATGCCTGGGTAGCCAATACTTATCGCTCAGCTAATGCAGTTATCCAGATGAATGATAAAGAGGCGGGCCAGCTAGTAGCTAAAGGCCTGACTAGGGTCACTACCAAGAGCTTAGGCATAGTAGTAGATGCCGGCGTTGTGAGGCATACACTCACTATTTACGTGAAGGATGGGCGATATAAGTACGTGCTTACGAACCTTGCTCACGAAGCTGGTGGTGCGGCAAATATCCTCTCAGCTGGGCCGCTAGAACAAGAGCAAGGTAATCTATACGCTTTAGGCACAGGCAAAAAACTATGGAACGATATCAAGCAACAAGCTAATCGGGATGCCTACAACCTCATTGCTGAATTGCAAGAGAGCATGGTCCTAAAGGGGAAGAAAGACCCTAGTGACTTTTAAGTTATGGTTTCCAGGCTTTTCCTACTTCAGCGACGGGCTGAGCTACAGTCGATTTATGAAGAAGCCCAATCAGGCTTAGCTCTAGCGCATGCTGGTAACAACAAGGTTATCCAGCTAGCAGAGCGAGCGATTCAAATAATCAACGAATGGCCTGAAAATCAATGGCCTCTAGCAGATGAACCAAATTCATGGCCTGAGCAAGAAGACATTATCGCCATCCTCCAAATGAGTTTAGATAAAGCTAGAAATTATCATGGCGATTTTTCTACAAATGATTTTAGCGAATGGATGAAACCACGGTTGGAATTAACAGCTGGGCTTTACTGCTTCCGACCGCAATAAGGTATAGAGCCATAAGATTTACACCAATCTCAAACTAAGCAATTCACACTCATGAAAGGATTTATTGAAGTTACCCTACCCAGTAATCTCGGCGATGAGGTCACTATATCAATAGCAGTTAGTGCTATAACGTCTATTACTAAAGTCAGTAACAGGGCTGTTATTACCCTTATTGAAAAACAGAAGGATGGAACGAATACCGACGCGCATGTAAACCAATCTTATGAAGAAGTTTTAACTCTCATAGGAGAAGCTTCTTAATTATCTACTCATAACTATCTGATTTCAAGCACACTTGTTTATGCCTTACCCTTCCAACAGTGGCCGCTCACAAACAGTACGACAGTTTTTGGCACAAAAAGCTCAGGCTGCCTACCAAGAGTCAATTCAGCTAAGTAAAGCAGCACTTTCAAAAGATGAGCGTCGTGTCGTAAACGAGATTATCGAACGTCACATTGTTGCAGGCTTAGAATTAGGAAAACCCAGCGCAAAAATTGATGAAAATAAGCCAAACGTGGCTAGTGTAACGTGGGCAGTAACAGGCACTACTGATTTAGTAGGCTTATTTGATTCTCAAAATAATCAGGTGGAAACAAGCAGCAAGACGCTGATTACACGAGATTTGGAGTATCAAACCCCAATTGGTAATAGCGAACAACTCCAGCAGGAAATCAAGGCAAGAATTGCATCTATTACTGATTCAATTAACCGACATTTTCTACTTGTAAATGCAGATATAACAGAGCATAATCGTCACTTACGTGACAGTGTGCCTGGTTGGGTTAATGGACGAATGAAAGTAGTGCGTGGTGCTAAATCCGCTGAAGACTTTTTGAATAGTTAAAGCGAAAATAGTATTCATTAAATTTAATAATAACACAGCACCATGGCCAAGGTAATTGCAATCTTCAACCACAAAGGTGGCGTCAGTAAAACAACCACTACATTCAACTTAGGTTGGATACTTGCAGACAAGGGAAAGCGTGTTATAATAGTCGATGGTGACCCTCAATGTAATTTAACAGGCCTGATTTTAGGCTATAATAAAACAGAACTAGAGTTATTTTACCAAAAGCATGGAGTAAATAATTTGAGAGATGGGCTTGCTCCTGCTTTTGAATCACAGCCTAAGCTTATTGACCCAGTAGAATGCATAGAAGTGCAAGGACGTCCTGGCCTTTTTCTACTTCCTGGCCACATCAATCTAGCTGAATATGAAATAACATTAGGTATTTCTCAACAACTTACTGGTACTATAGGAACACTAAGAAATCTTCCTGGTGCAGCTCACTTCTTATTTCAAGAAACAGCTAAGAAATACAAAGCTGACTATGTAATACTTGATATGAGCCCAAGTGTTAGCTCAATTAACCAGAATTTTTTGATGACTAGCGACTATTTTATAGTGCCTACTTCACCAGATTATTTTTCTGTTATGGCTATTGATTCACTACGTTCTATTATTCCTAGATGGAACAGTTGGTCAGTAGCTGCTCAAAAAATGGACGTGTTCACCGGTGCAACTTATCCTTATCCTAAGAAAACGCCAATATTTTTAGGGGTTATAATTCAGAAATATCGGCTAAGGTCAGGCAAAGCGTCGCAGGCTTTTCAAAAGTGGATTAATGATATCAATAGCTCCATTGAAAATCAACTAGTGCCAGTATTGAAGGATGCAGATATGTTACTAAACAGGAAAGCTTATGAGGATGTAGGATTGAAAACTGATTACTGCCTAACGCAAGTGTCTGACTTCAATAGCTTAATAGCTCACTCCCAGAAAGCGCAAACACCTGTTTTTGCGTTAGCAGCTAATCAGCTTGTAAGTGGAGGAAAAGCGCGAGAAAGACAGGAAACAGGCATTCATTCGTTTAGAAAGGTGTTTGATAATCTTGCTCAAAAAATCATAGCTATGACAGCATAGGTTGCATGAACTCTATTCAGCAATTTGAAAGAAATGCCCAGCACGTTAGAGATATGCATGGATTGTATATCAATATCAACAATTTTACAACTTCAGCTCTTGACATATCGGATATCTTGAGAGCTGAGATTGTTTTAATTATTAGTGCTTTTGACTATTATATCCATCACGTAATCAGAGAAGGTATACTTGAAACATTTCTTAAAACTAGGCCTGAGAGCAATAGTTTTAAGAATATTCAACTAAAAATGAGTAGTGTACAGGCGGCCTTAGCTAATCCTTCTTCATCAGATTGGCTACTCAGTGATATATACATACAGCATAGCTGGAAAACATTTCAAAGCCCTAGCAATGTATCGGATGCGCTCAAATTCATTACTGACAAAAGGGTCTGGGAAGAAGTATCGAAAAAACTCGGCAAACCTGCTGACCAAATTAAAAAGCAACTTGAGTTATTGGTACAGAGAAGAAATAAGATAGCTCACGAAGCTGATATTGACCCTGGATTGCTAACGAGTAAAACCAGTATTTCTGAGGCAACAGCTCGAGAAGCGATTGAATTTATTGAGAATTTAGTAAATGCTATAGCTGAAGTAGTTAAGATATAGCATTCATCGTCCTATGAGACTTATCCATTGATTGCGCTTTTCCGCGATTCATGAACTAATTGCAAAAATCTCATCCACAAAAATTCACCTAATCTCTAATGAAATCATTCATCCAACTTACTAGTGGCGAAAAGCAATATTTACTTGCTACAAGTGCCATTGCTGCTGTTTCTAAAAATGGTGAAGGATGCTTAATTACCCTAAACACTGTCGTAGATGGTTTTGATCCAATTACTAAAGCTGCATCGTTTGATGTACCATTTGAGGATATTGTGTCTCGATTAGCTACCGACATTGTTGAATTGAAGAAACCTAGCAAGCGAAATGGTAGCTGGGGGGTAACAGTAGTATCATGAAAGTAACCCGCCAGCTGTGACTAGACGCATTAGCGGCTGATGGCAATACACCTATTTACTCAACCAAGTGCGGCTCTTATACGTTGTTTAGCTTGAACTAAACTTTTATGCCTACATTTGCCTTAAGCAAGCTAGATGGCCTTGACAAACTTCCTCATATCCGGTTTCCCATCTTCAAGCTTGAGACAAATGGACGCTGTGAGTACGACGAATGGCGAGAAACTATCAAGGCCGAAGGAACCCATGCTGCCGAACTTAAGACGCTGGACACACTTATTTTACTGCACGCTCAAATGCAGAAACTAGCTCCTAGCAAGTATAAGGAGTTAAGCGGTAGCGGTGACATTAAGGACTATGAGTTTCGCAGCCCTAATCTGCGTATCTACTTGTTCAAACTTTCTGGGGGACCTGGCCAGCAGGGCAAAGTGGTAGTAGTAGCTGGCAATAAAAAGACCCAGAAGCAAGATATTGCTCGGCTACGTCGCCTCAAGAAGGAATACTATGAATCGCTACAGAAGTAGCACTGTTTTTGTACCTAATTAATTTCCAGTTAATTAGGTACTTTTTCTGTTTGCCACAGAACTACAATTCTATCTCTCATACAAACTCTTTCCTCCCATGACCCCCTTCGAAGAACTTGCCACTAGCCGGGAGTATTGGCTTACTAAAATTCAAAGCGAGCTCTACAACTGTGTAGAGCAATATCTAGAGCAAAAGGGTTGGACACGTACACAGCTCGCCGAACACTTAGGTGTTACTAAAGGCTATGTTAGCCAGATTCTTAATGGTGACTTCGATCATAAATTATCTAAGCTAATTGATTTATCACTAGCTGTCGGAGTAGCACCAAATATCAAGTTTCAAGAAATCAGTGAGTATATTACTGATTATCTAAATGGTTATGACTTTTGCATTAATGCTGATAGCGTATCTGTAAATATCCAAGTTAATACTTCTCCAGCAAAATATGATTTGGCATCGCATAGCTTAATTCCTGTTAACCAGTTTGTGGATAATGAAACGTTCATTTCGTTTGCATCCACTTTTTAGCAATTCGGATCATGGCACAGTTAAAGTATCGTATTGCGAATATAAAAGAAAAACGATTCTTCATAAATGAAGACCATAATCTATCGGTATCGACCATTAGAAGTGAAACCACTTATGCAATAGATATAAATACTTACTTTGACGTGAGTAAAGGTCTTATGAGTATAGGTTTTGATTTTAAGTTGCTTCTTCGACACGAGAAAGAAACGATACTAATGCAATATGTGGCTAGCATGGAATACGAGGTTATTGGCCATGATATATCTGCTGATAATATTGAATCAATGAACTTGCCGATTGAAATCGTTAGTATGATGGTAAGCTCTACTTATTCTACTTTTCGAGGCATTATCTATTCGCGATGTGGCAATAGCATTTTAAGAGAATCTATCGTGCCTCTCACAAATCCTTCTTTCTTTTTAGATAAAGTCTCAACAATTAATGAGACAGAACAAAGGAGTACCCCATCAGAAAGCTAGTCAATCAAAATACTAAGTGAAAATCACCCGCCAATTGCGCATAGACGCACTAGCGGCCGATGGAACAGCGCCAATCCAACTTACCATCACCTGGGAGGGCAACCGCTTGCGCCTGGGCACCGGTGCGGTGGTGCGCCCTGAGCACTGGGACGACGCTGGCCATGAGGTGCGGGCCGTGCGCGGTGCGCCCTACGCTGCCATAAACCCCCGCCTCAACCGAGCCACTGAAGCTGCTCAGGCCGCGCAGGCCAAGGCTACCGGCGAGGGACGCAAGCTGCCCAAGGAAGAATTAAAGGCTGCGGTCGACGCGGCGCTGCACCTAGCTCCGGTGGTAGAGCAGCAGGCAGCGGCGGCGGTGGTAGAGCAGCCAGCCGCCAACACCTTCGAAAGTCTCTACCGCGAGTGGATAAAGGAGCAGTTACACCGACCTCGTGGCCAGTCGGGCAAACCGATGGCGAAAACCACCCAGGCCGGGTTCAATGCTACGCTTCAACGGTTCCTGGGCTACGAGCAGGCTCGGGGAGTCGCACTGTACCTCGACCAACTAGACCTGGCGTGGTACCAGGACTTCCGCTCCTACATGCTTGATGAGTTGGGTCAAGGCCTCAACACCTTCGGTAAGCACGTGACACGCCTGAAAACGTTTCTTTCCTGGGCTGAGGGCGAGAAAGACTTGCAGGTACATAAGCACTTCCGCAAATTTACTGCACCTAAAAAGCGGGGCGCTGTCGATGCGCTCAGCGAGAAGGAACTGCACCAGGTAGCCGACATTGATTTTGGCGACCCTAGCACCCGTGAGCGGCTACTGGAGCTACGCCAGGAGCTAGGTCGCGCCACCGGTAAGCATCAGGACGAGGGTTCAGCACATGCCTGGATTTCAACCGTAGAGCTGGCCCGCGACAAGTTTTTGGAATGCTGCTATACCGGCATGCGTATCAGCGATGCCAATCGCGCTGCCTGGCAGCACGTGCGTGGGCAAATGATAGTGCTCGACAACACGGCCAAAAACGAGGCCACGGTGTATATCCCGTTTTACGACGACGACCTATTCAAGCCCGTGGCCCTGGCTGAGCGCTACGAGCACCGCACACCCTTCGACCTGCTCGTGCCGGAGTGCTACCGCACCAACGAGTTTTTGAAGGTGGTGCAGCGCCTGGTGGGTATCACGCGCCTCAACCTAACGACCAAGATTGGGCGCAAAACATTCGTCACGCGCAAGCTCTACCAGGGCGTACCGGCCCGCTTGGTCATGCAGGCCACCGGCCACCAGACCGAGGAGGCCTTTAACCACTACGTAGGGGTCGATGAGCTAAAACTCGTCGAGGAATTCATGCGCAAATCGCCCCGTCGACGAGCCGCTTAA